CGTTCACTATGTCCGGGTAAAATTTTAGTAAGTTTTTTTCTGTCATAAATCTTCTTAGACTTTACCACACGCTGTTGATACCGTCCATCACTTAATTCTTGTGCAACTGTATTACGTGGCCTGTTTCTCTTTAAAAAGAAATGATATTGTGTTTTATTCAAGTATTATTGCTTTTATAGACTTCTCCCCCATGTATATCTCGGTCTTTGCTTTACCCTTCCAGCATTTATAGGATACAGATTCATTATACTGTCTCTCAGCTTCGCGCTTTCCGCGAAGGCATATAGCCATATTATCTTGGATACGGTGTTCCTTAATCTCTCCATTGATGAACATCAGCAGGGCTACCACAGACTCTATCATTCTGAGTAACTTCCATTCTTGTAACCAATTTCTCGATTAGCATCTTTTAATTTTTCTATATCTTCTAAAACTTTATCCATTTGTGTTCTTAAAAATTGTATGTTTACTTTGTTTAATGCCATATCTTCAACGTGTTTATTAATTTTATCCGTGGTTTTATAAAGATCTTCGATCATCATAAATTGTTCAGAATCTGCAGGAAGCGAACCAAGTTGGCCCCGTGGCCATTTGATTCTAAACTCTGTGTTCTCTTCCAGGTCTTTCTCCATTATCTGTATACGTGTGTCTGCAACGTTGAGACGTTCTATAATTTGAAAATAGCCCATTGTGCCAAGAGCGACGATTATTATGAGTGAGGCAACCGTCTTCATAGGCATTTGCACGGCTGCCTCCTCAGATATGTTGAGCGGTTTTTTACTCATTTACTTTTGCCAACTAAAAAGCCATGCAACAAATTTGTTCCATATCCCTTTAATTTTATCTTTAATTTTTTTAATCATTTTTCTTTTCCTCAATCTCGTAGAAGAAGTTATCAGTATCTTCTGTTCTCCATTTACGAGTGTCTTCTACATTCCACTCTGAAGTCTGTACCTTCCAATCTGGGATTTCATCTTTAACTGTAAAAGAAGGTATGTCCCATATAATTCTATTGTTAGGCTGTGCTGCATAATTACCATCATCTAATGCCATTATGTGTGCGCACTTATGCTCGTGCGGTATCTCTGAATGATCAGTGTCAACTATATTACTTTCAGGATGTGCAAAGTCAACAGTAAATAAATAAGCACCACAGTGCCATTTTTTATCTTTACCAATATATTTACCGGATTGTCCGTCTAGGATGTCCCAAGAAGTAACAGCAGGATAATAACTAAAACAATTCCATAACTCCAACTCGTCCAACCTACGTTGAGGAACTTCTTTCGGATTAAAGCCTCTTTGTATGAAAGCAGAGATCGGTAAACGGTAGAAGACTGCACCATTTTCCATAATTGCGTGGAACAAAATCGGACGACCAGTGATCGCACTAATCCCGAAGATAACGCAATCTTCAACTTCGCCATGATGAGCTTTAAGATCATATAGATACTCTCTTCTTATTTGAGCATAAGTTACAGGTATGTTTGCATTTAAATAAGCCATATATCATTTAATGCTTCCCCAGTTTTTACCCTTTTTACAATTAACTTTGTTATTAACTTCTAAGGATATAGCATTCTCCATTGTTCCGTGAACCGTGTTCCTTGCTTCTTCGTCTTTTATAGAAACACAAAGTTCATCGTGAATTTGTATGTGAGGTATTATACCTTTTTCATATAGCAATACCATTGCTTTTTTTGTCATATCAGCTGCGGAGCCTTGCACTAATCTATTCAAGGCTTTGTAAGTAAAAGCAGGTACAAAGTATAGTTTAAAAAAGTTTTCTCTTTCTTCTTCAGTTAAGTTCTCTATTTTTCTTTTAGATTTATCATTAAACATTATTTTAAATTTTTCCATAGCATCAGTTTTTGTAAGAAGTTTAGGAGGAACATAATCTCCCTGATATGTTATTTTACCTTCTTCATCCTTTATTTGTTTTGCTTCAGGATCCCACTCTTCAAACCTACGTATCTTATTGTTCCATCTTTTATTAGTGCTTTCATATCTGTCAAACCTACAGAATCTATCTTCAAGAGTATAAATTAGTTTAGCTCTCTTGGAGAAATCCATCAAATTATCTGACAACTCTTTTACAAAAGGTACTCTGTTGTGATAGGATCTAAATAATTTTTCTGCCTGTGCTTTGTCAAGGTTTAGTTCTTCTTGTAACTTACCTTTACCCATACCATAGAACAACCCAAGGTTAATAGTCTTAGCTTGTTTTCTAGATATCTTTGCCATGTCAGCAACAATCTGGTGAAAGTCTGCTTCGTCTTTGTCTATCTCATCTTTAAGTTCTTCTGTCTCAGATAGATTATATTTAATTGCATAGTGTACAACAATCCTTGGTTCTTGTTGTGAGTAGTCAAAACTGGCCCATTCACAACCCTCTTCAGGTAAAAACATTTCTCTCATTTTCTTACCATAATAACCTTTTGCAGGTATCTGTTGTAGGTTTGGATTGGACATAGAGAATCTACCTGTAACTGTCCCACCTGTGTCCGACCTTATTTGATTTATATCAGCATGTATTCTGCCGTTATGCACATACCCTTTCAATCCTTCTATAAATGTATTGAGAGCCTTATCACACTCTCTTGCCTTACCCACATGTCTTAAAAATCTGTTAGCATGAGTTTTTAAATAATCCTTTGGTAGCTTAGGCATACCTGACTTAGGTGTTTTCTCATAGTTTGTTATCTTCTGTTGTTGTAATAGAACTTTAATAGAGTTTGCAGCCCAGATCTGAACGCTAACACCTGTGTGTTTTTTAATTATATTTAAAAGATTATCTCTTCTATGTTTTAATTTCTTACCAAAACTTTCTAATTTTTGGACATCAATTCTAACTCCTTTAAACTTCATGTCAACCAAACATGGAAACAATCTAGTTTCTAATTCAAATATATTTCTACAAGTTTTCTCTTCTTTAGTATCTGGTTTTGTGTATAATACTTCGTCTAGTTTTTTATTAAAAATATTCCAAAGTTTTAAAGTTAAACTAACGTCTTGTTTTGCATATTCTTTTACAATGTTAGAGTCAATTCTATGCATGTTAGACATTGCATCTTTTATTGTTCCGTTACTATCTTTTAAAACTTTTTCTTGTAAATCATATTTATACTTACCGTCGTTTAAATACTCTTTAGACAAAGCATCCAATGAATATTTAAATTTATTTTCATCAATAACAGAGGCAGCTATCATAGTATCTACAACCCTACCCTTTACCATCTTACCAGTCACAGCTCTTATCCAACATATATCGTACATAGCGTTGTGAAATACCTTTGTAATATCTTTGTTTTGTAACAGCTTATTATTGATTGCATCCCAAAACTCCTTCTGCTCTTCCTCTGATTTTTTTACATCAGAGTGGTGTAAAGGAAAATATACTGTGTCTTTACCTGTAGCCACAGCTACACCTGTTATAAAACCATCACCTCTCACAGCACCCAAACCTTTTGTTTTTAAATTAGGATCGTAAGTTTCTATGTCTATTGCAACCGTATCTATACCCTGTAGGTCTAGATCCTCTGGTGTATTACACATTATAGTCCCTCTCTAATATCATTTCTAAATAGTGTATCGCTTTCTTAATATCTTCCGCCTTTCCCTTAAACTTGTGTCTGCAGATATATTTAATAGCATTACCCTCTGCAAAAAGCAATTTGTTTTCATTTATAAATTGTGCTGGCTGTATCTTCATACCACGGTAGTGTTTACCACCAACTTGTTTTTCTAAACTATCATACACCAATCCTTTGAAGTCGTCCTTATGTGTCATCATCCCCCCATAAAATATAATTTCTGTTGTTTTGTATCCCTGCCAAAGACATAGGACCTGAAGTACCAACAGTCCAACAATCGTTACGTCCTCTACTATAAGCTACATAAGCTAATCTAATTGGTTCGTATCTATCGTTCTCTTGTCTATACACTGATAGGTCAACTATAACATTGTCAAATGTAAGTCCTTTTACTTTGTGTATAGTATCGTGTTGCACTCTTGGTTCTTTTGTTATGTCCATACCATTAGCTAATACTTTTTTAACAAAAGGAATTTTTTCAATTAACTCTTTGTTAATACAAACTTCTGAAAAGTCTTTGTATTGTTTTGCTTCTGGTATAATAAAATTTTGCTGTATCAAATCTTCAATATTATAATCTTTATCTATTAATTCTTTTATGTTGTCAACTGAACCCTTACCGTGCACTTTGACTGACCTGCCTAACAAAGGCCAGTAATCTATTATTTGTTGTCTAGATACTTTGTTAGTTATAAAATCATTCCAAGATGTAAAACATTTAAAATGTTTTCTACTTACATGTGGATGTTCGTTAGAAACTAATTTGTAATCAATACCAATTCGTTGAAGAAACCCATTCACATGTTTGTGTGTTGGATTACCTCTATATGTAAATAAAAATGTTTCATCTGTATTTAATATTTTTTCTACCAATTTATCTTTTGCAATACAAGACTGTTCAATGCTTGGTATCCAAAGAGATCTCCCTGTAATACCTTCTCTAGGAGTCCAAGTCCTTTCAGCGTTATCACCCCACTGTTTCCATACAGGATATATTATTCTTTTACATATTTCGTTTATAGTTTTTCCACACCTCAACCCCTCTGTTAATTCATTTGCTTTTGCTTCTTCTGTGCTAGACAACCTGTAAAAAAACGTAGGGTCTGACCCTGCGTACTCATGAATAGTTTGGTCAGCATCACCTATAAATATAAATCTTTTAGTTAAAGTTGCAGCTTTTCTCAAAGCTTTTATCTGCGGTTTGCTACAGTCCTGTGCCTCATCAACTATTAAAATATCTATATCTTTAGGAACTTCAGCATCGTTTATAAAATTATCTATCATGTCTTCAAAAGATAATTTTGCCTTACCATTATTTCTGTATTTGTCATAAGCTATCTTTAATTTTTTTAAC